CAACCGATCCGGCATATCGCCGTCAGCGATCATCTTCTGCATCCCTTCCTGTACGGTCAGAATGTTCTGTCGAAACTTGACTTTCGACGGAGTGTTCTTCGCAATGGCAAAGAACTCTGGACCGTAGGTCACCTTCATGTCAGCATTTCCACTTCTTCAAGGCCAGCGCCTTGCGGGTAGGTTCGCCCTTGGCGTCCTTCATCGGACCCGGCACGCCGCCCATCCGGGCGCAGAACGAGTCCTTGCGTGCCCCACCCTCGGGCTGCGGCGGCTTCAACCCAGGCTTGCCGGGGTTGGCCTTGTTGTACGAGGCGCGTCCCTTGGCGTTCAAGCCGCCCTCGGGGTTCTTGCCTTCCTTGCGCTGCCAAGCGGGGGTTTTCATACCGAGGTGATGGTCTGCCAGGCCGAGCCAGAGTAGACGCACAGTTTGGCGAGCGTCAAATCAAAGATCACCAGACCGGCTCCAGGCGTGCTAATAGCGTTCTTCTGCGTGGTGGTCATGTTGGGAAACTTTACGCCTTGGGTTGTTGAATTAACCTCAAGTTTGGCTGAAGCATCAGGAGTACCAGTACCAATACCAACTCTTCCGGCGCTAGTAATAACCATTTGCTGGGTGCCAGAGCTTGTGCCGGTAGTGAACGTGATCGCGGTAGGAACTACGCCTGTCGAGACTGCGCCATCAACATAGGCCGTAATGGCGCTAAATGAATGGTTTGACGTTCCGTCTGCCCCTAAGAAACCTATCACCCCTAGAGTGTCGCCGCTTTGCACCGCAGTGGTAGACGTAGCAGTTGTCCCGCGAGTCTTGAGCATCAAAAGCTGCGCGCCGTTGGTAGTGTCCGAATACGCCCGTTGCAGAATATTTGCCGCGCCAGCAGATGCCAACCCGTAGACTTGAACACCTTGAGCGCCTGCGCTGGTAGTCGGCCCACCAACAAGAAGTTTGGTGGTGACATTGACTTGCGGCACATCAGCCGAGGTCAGGCCGGTGATGGTGCCTGCGCCATTGATAGTTACGGTCATGATTTTTCCTTAGACAACAGAGTAAGAGGAGCCAGTGGGGACGGTGATCGATACGCCGGAATTGATCGTGATGGGTCCGGCGCTCATTGCGTTGTAGTTGGTGCTGATGGTGTAGTCGGTGGAGACCACCGCCAAGTTCTCGTACAAGTACAAGTTTGGCTCAACGTAGTTGAACAACTGCGCCACCGTAGTCTGCGAGGTGACGCCTCCTTGAACTACAGCAAGAAGCTCGGCGCCCGTCAGCGGTGTGACCGCTACAACGGGCAGATTTGAAATTTTAACGCCAGCCATGATTGGTCCTTTTTAGACTTGCCACCAGTTGCCGCCGGTGTCGGATAGACAGAAACGCACCACCTGCCCTGCTGTCAGCGCCAAGCTGACGCCGCCAGCCAGCCTGAACGTGTTGGCGCCAGATGCGGAATAAATGATTGTCAGGTTGGCGTTGCCCGCCTCGATGAGCAGATCGCCGTTGCGCCCAAAGTCTGAGACGGTGTTGGGCGTGGCGTCGAACGTCGCCGTTGTAATGCTGGCCGCTGCTGCCGGGGTCACCACCACCTTGGTGTATCCAGTAACCACGATTGCTTGCCCCGCTCCAACTGGCGTCAACGCTGCCGGCTCGGCGTACCGCACCATCTGCACGCTATTGCGTCGGGGCGAAATGGCGCTAAAGTAGTGGGCGTTGTCGCCGTAGATGTCGCCGGCCACCCACTGTCGAAGAATTGGGTAGATCGTGGCACTTTGCTTGAACGAGGTGATGCCGCTAACGTAGAACTGGTCGTTGGTGTCGAAGTAGGATGCTTGCCCGGACGAATACAAGTTTGCCAACGATGGTGTGCCGCCCCCAAGGAACAACGCCCCTATGCCTAGACGCACAGGCTCGGTGCCGCCGTTGGACCCGGTGAAGCAGTTGATAATGGCAGAGTAATTGGTCGCCAAATCGAACCGGTCAATCTTTCCGCCCATGAACGTGAAGTTTCGATAGGTGTTGACCACGCGAACCGCCTCGCCGCCGGTGGTCAGACTGCCCCAACGTTCAAGGTTGCAGTTGAGCAACGTGATGTCAGGAAAATCGTTGTCATCAAAATCGTTTTGGAACCCGTCAAGGTTCGACGGGTTGCTGCCAAAGACGCCCCAGAAGTCACCTTCGTTTAGCCCGTTGCAGGCATTCATCAGAATGCCGCCGCGCAGCCTGTAGCCTGCTTTGCCTGGCCCGCACTCTAGCGCGTAGCAGCCAATCCAGTTGACGCCAGGCCCGCAGGCAACGCGGAACGAGTGGCCCGTCCGACTGAGCGACGACACGTTCATCACCACCATCGAGAAGAAGTGCGGGGCGTAGAACCCATCGTCGCCCGACTCAATGTAGAGGTTCTTCAACTCACCTAAATAGACTTGGCCCGTGATGTTGCCAAAGTCGATGCCCTTGCCGGTGCCGGTGTTGACAATGCCAAAGTCACGGAGAAACGGGCGCAGGTACTGCATGTTGGCTGTAGCCAAGGCGCTGGTGGACAGGCCAACAGCGTAAATCTGGGACTCCCAAGCGCCATCGCCAAAGATTGTGATGAACTCTTTGCTGAGAGTCAGCGCGCCGCTGATCTTGTACCGACCGCCGGGGAGGTACAGCGCTCGCCCACCGTACTGAGTAGCGTTCTCGCAGTAGGCAATGGCCGCTTGCAGCGCGGTGGTGTCGTCCGTAGTGCCGTCACCGACAGCGCCAAAGTCTTTGACGCTGACCACATCGCGCAGCTTGGCCTGCACCGTGCGGCTTGGCGGGCCATTGGCGGGGAGATAGCCGACAAGCGATGAGCCTTGGGAACTGGCAAGACTGGCCTCAAACGCGGTCAAAGCGTTCATGGCGTCTTGCGTGGTGATGTTGTCAACCGCCCAAATCTCTACATCGTTGGAGTTGGTCAGCGTGAGCTTGTACGAGGCCGCGCCCAGCCACACCGCCGCTTCGCCCCGGCTATCGAGGATGATTGGGTTGGTGTTGTTCTGGATGCCAGACGATGTGGTGTACGTTGCCAGCGGCGTGGTGGTGCCAGCAGCGTAGGAGTAGAGCTTCCCCCCGGCCAACGGAATGCCGCCTTCGGTGAAGAATTGCAGCTTTGGGGCTGGGGAGAGGATTGTGCTCATGTTATACCTGTTGTACGGTCAGAATCATCGACGGCGCTTGCGGATGCGATGCGGATGCCGGATAGGTCAAGATTTGAGTCGTACCGTTGTCGGTAATCCAATACAACTCAAAATAATCGTTGGCGGCAGCTTGCAGAATGTAGTTCCAACCAATGACCGTATGCCCATTGATTGCGCCGTGTTTTTCTGGAGTACCAACAATACCAGCAGAGTCGGCTATATTAACGCCATTCTGCCGAATCCATATAGTTACATCGTCAATTGAAGCAGTAGGGTTTGATATCTGCGCGCTAAATTGTAAGTTGTAAATGCCTGCGCGAGTTACAACAATTCTAGACGTTGGCGTCCCAATAGCTATGTTATACGATAAATCTGTCGAGTTGAACGTAATTGCTGTGGCAGTAAGGGCTACGCCAGATTGGGTCGTGGTATCGTAAAACGAACCGTATGCCTTGTCTGAGGCAATTGTGATAGACGCAGGGCCATTGGTGATTGCGATCCCGCTGCCTGCGGTCAACGTCGCTTTGCCCAGCGTGTTGCCGGCGGTGTTGCCAATCAGCAGTTGACCGTTGGTGTAGTTGCTCTGCCCTGTGCCGCCGCTTGCGACGTTGAGCAGGCCCGACAAGATGACATTGCCAGTGGCCGGCGTGGCTGGGGTCAGGCCAGTAGTGCCGCCAGACCAGGACGACACGCCCGCGTTGGCAAGCGTGATGCTGCCAGCGCCGTTGGTGATGCTGATGCCAGCACCTGGTGTCAGTGTGTTGAGTGTGTACCCAACAGCGTTGCCAATGAGCAACTGGCCGTTCGTGGGAGTGGCCGACAGACCCGTGCCGCCGTTGACTGGCTGAAGGGTGTTCTGGTTTTCGCCGACAACCGCGTACAGCCCATTGAAGAACCGAAACCACTCCGTCGACACCAAGCCTGTGTTGCTGTCAACAAGGGGCACACGCGGCGCCGGGACTTGGGTGAGATTAAGCATTGGTCGGGGTGATGAACAGTTCAGCGCCCATGATGGCGATCTTTACCGGGTCAGTGCCTGAGACCTCGTAGACCCGGTCGCGGAGCTTCTCGGTCATGCCCAGCCTGCGCCAGATGGTGCGGTAGCCGTACTGACCGATAGCGCCCATCGAGCGCCAGTGCTCGTTTGACCAAGTGTGGCCACCATCGTCTGACCAGCGCAGCATGGCTTGTGGGTTGACACCTTGCACCGTAGCTACAGACACGAGGATGTCCTCGCCCGACTCGGTCAGCAAGTCGTCAGACGTAGTGATGGGCGTGACAGCCAGAAGCCCGACGCCGGTCTCGGTGGTTATGTCATCGTCCAATTCTGTGGCCAGAAACGGGAACCCCTCGGCCAGCAGATTCTTCAGCGGCGCAAAAGGATCGATCCCGTTCAGCCCGACGCCAGACTCGGCGTCGAGTTGCAGCGAGTGGTGGGCCGTGCGCTTCAGGTTGTTCTGGCCGGTCGGCAGCGCCCGCCATGACCGCAGCCACCGCTGAATCTGACCGTTGTCGGCGTACACATCCAGATCAAAGGCGTAGATGTTGCCGTTCTCAAAGTCGCCAACAATGATCGTGCCACCGAAATTGCACTGGCAGTTTGACCTGTGCCGGTACTGGCCCTCGTTGCCGCTGGCGCGTTCGTGCCAGGCTTGCACCGACACATCGTAGACCCAAGTCTTGCTGGCAGACGGGAAGTTTAGGACGTAGAAGGCGTGGCCCTCTTGCTGGTAGGTGTAGGCTACCGCGTCAGAGATGTTGCCGTACTGAGCAATGGCGTACTCGATGGCGTGGGTCGAGACCCTGACGCCGCTGTAGCCGTTGTTCTTGTAGACAATGCCCTGCCCGCGAGCATCAGTGCCCAGCCAGAACAGCGCGTTGTCGAGCTTGGCGACCGAGTAGGGGGCCGCACAACCAATCTCGTTGAACGCGCCCTGGACAGGCGTCAACGGGAAGTTTGCTAGGCCGGCGTTGTACCAGACCTCGACCGAGTCAGTACCAAACACCCACATCTGCCGGTGGTCTACATTGATCGCCACCACACCGTCAGGCGAGCCATCGGCGCTGGAGAAGTACAGCGAGTTGAAGACCAGCGGGTAGATGTACGTCGCCGTTACCGGGTCAACCGTGTCAACGCTCCAGAGGCGCTGACTGTTTGGCTCATTGAAGACGAACAGATTGTCGATGTACGCAACAGTGACAGCGCCGGGGAAGTTTTCATCCGTGATCTGGTTGAACTCGCCCGTTGGCTCAAAGTAGGTGTAGCTTGGACCGTTGCAGGCAAAGAAGATGACGGCGCCGTTGTCCGCGATGGACACTGGCCCAGTGCCCGACACGGTGCCCAGCAACTGAGGCGTTGCGCTGGTGCTGGTGAGCTTGAAAACTTGGATGCCCGAGACGACGTAGAAGTCCGACCCGTTGGTCTGGTGCGCCCACAAGCCCCGGATAGGTCCAGTGCCGACCGTCTGGAGGAACTGCAATCCTGGGGCGCGGTTCAGGAACCCGGCTTCCTTGCCGCCATCGGGGATGGCTTCGGGGAACAGGTTGACGAGCCTGTTGTCCGCAGCGTTGATGCTGCGGGCAACGTATGACTGGCCCAGGATGGGGGTCTTCACGCTTGCAGTCCAACAAGATTGGGGGTAAACTTCTGGTTCATCACAACTGGAGGTTTACCGTGGAAGAGTGGAAAGCAGTGCTTAACTTCGAAGGATTGTACGAGATCAGCAACTTGGGCAACGTGCGGCGCATTGCGCGTGGCCGAAAGTTTACCGCCGAACAAGTCAATCAGGCAAAACAGATGCTGGAAGAAAAAGCCACGCTCAAGACAGTGGCGGCGTTTCTCGGCACCAGCATCACAACGGTGTCCTCCATCAAGCACGGGAACACTTGGGTGGGGGACGCCGAATCGAGGCCCGTCAAGACCAAGATTGGAACTGACTTCTACATCTATTTTACGCCTAGCAAGGAAGGAAAGTGCGTTCATAGGCCCATTCACCGGTGCATCTGGGAAGCGTTTAATGGCCCGATTCCAGGCCGCTTGGAGGTCAACCACAAGAACCTTGACCGTGCTGACAACAGGCTGGAAAATTTGGAGTTGGTGACACATCAGCAAAACATCCAGCACGCCATTGACTTGTACAAAAGCCAAGGGCTTTTGCGGGCTGTCAAAGGCGTTAAAGGATTTGTTGTTGGACGACATAGCCAATATGATAATTCTTAAATATGATTACATATTACCCGCAAAAATATTGTAGCGTTGCCGAGTACCCACGATGCTGTACGGCAGCGACATGATGTCATCCGGGTTGTTGATGCGCTTCAGGTTGCGCTTGGACGTCATGGCAATCCGCGAGACTTGCGGCGAAGGCTCGACACCAAACTCAGCAGCGATCTCACAAGCTAGGCAGTACCGGAACGCTCGCAAGTAGCCTGGCGGAAAAGACAATACCGTCGCCAGCGTGGCCGGTTGGGTCAGCTCAGATACTGAGACGAAGTGCCACTCCAGCACCTTGGTCGGCACCGGGTAGATGTACATCTCGATGTCGGGGTAGGTCATGTTGACCCAGATCACCTGTGGGTAGGTGCTGGTCACGGTCTTTACCGCAATGCCGTTGTACTGCTGCTGGTTGAGAATCTTGATGCCAAACGAGATGTTGTTCGCGGGATCGCGAAAGTACGTCGAATCGTCTAGCAGGACTGGCCGGTTGCCGACAAAGTCGCCGGTCGGGCCAAGCGTGCGGCTGATAGCGCCGGGGGGCCACATGAACACCTGATCTTGGGTGCTGAACACCGCCAGACGCTCGATGCTCCACGAATCAATCATCTGATTCATGGCTGTGAGCGCGTCCTGGGACGTAGCAGCGGAAGGCGTCTCACCCTCGGCAAGTTGGCCGATCAGGCGCAGCGCCCCGTTGATCTGGTCCCCGGCAGTGGTGGTCATTCAGACTCCTTGCGTCGGCGCCTCAGTTCATTCACTGGTGCCTGCTCGCCCGGAGTATACCTTACCCAGCCGTTCTTCTCGTCTTGCTCGGCCTCAAGTTCTGCCATAGCAACCTTGGTGCCGTGTACAGGGTGCTTCAGATAGATTACCACAGATCGCCCCTAGAATTTGTGCCCCCTACGCCTTGTGAGCGTAGAGGGCGTTGCTTTACGCGATGCGGTACACCGTGTAGGCAGCATCACCAGTCTTGCGGAACAAGAACTGCGCTGCGCCGCCAACACCAGCAGCACTGCCAGTGATAGCGATGAGCAAGTTGCCAACCGCAGTGATGCCGGTGCCAACAACCATCGTGATCACCCCGGACGAAGTGCCCAAGTTGACAACCTTCAGATCAAACGTGCTGTTGACCTTTGCGTTGGTAAACACAGCGTCGATTGCTGCTGCCGTAGGCATCGTATAACTTACGGCGCCGGTGCCTGCGGTGCCAACCAAAAGACCGCCGGTAACTTGCGCAGCAGTCAGAGTGGCCGTAGTGGTTGCCGTCTGGGGCGCTGCTTGAACGCCCATGACGATTTCGTTGGTGTTGCCATCGGTGAATTGGTATCCACCGCCAGAGTTAGGGAGAGCCATGATGATTTCCTTTTAAGAAGATGGTTGAAACAGGGCCAAAGCCCCATCTCAAGTTAGCCCCAGAGGCGCACGGCCATTTGCGGACGGATGACGCTGTACCCGTACAGAACGTCGATACGACAAGGCATACGGTCATTGTTGATGTCGTACTGACGAACAATACGCATCGAGATGCCGTTATGGACTTGGCGCGAAGCCATGTCCACACCCTGCGGCAGCAAGAGGTCAGCCGTAGCAAACGTGATTGCATTCTTCTGGTAAATCAGATTCTGCGGGTAGCCCGTAGAGGCGGCGCCGACGAACGTGATAGCCGCGCCGTCCACCGGAAACGCATCAATCGTCGCCAGAGCGTTGCTGGATGTGTACATCGCGGGGGAAACCGCAATGCTAGTCCAAGAACCACTTGACGCCGTGTTGGCCGCTGTCACAACGAATTGCTGCAAACTGCCGGTTGACTGGCGGGTCTGCGGGTTGACGCTGTAGACGTTGGCAACAGTGAATACATCGCCGACAGTGACCGTGGCCGAGGCAGTACCACCGTCAATGCTGATGGTGGCCTGGCCTTGGGTGCTGATCGTGCCGTTCACCAGGATAGTGTCCGACGTAGAACGCGACCCAGTGGTGTGGTTCCCAATCGACTGCGACATGTTGACTTCGTCGTAGCCCAGAACGCCAGTGCCCATCATGCCTGCCGTGAACTGGCGAGCGATGGTGCTGGTTGGGTTGAAGAAGCCTTTCATGCCCTCGACCAAGTTCGCATTGGCGGCGGGGTTCACCGTCGCGTAGCGATCGTTCATAGGAGCAGCGTACTCGTTCAGCTTCTGGTTGCCTTGCAGCAGGACCAGCGAGGTGGACGGCGTGGTGCCAGGCGTGCCAACAGTCGAGAAAATCGACTTGTAGGCGGTGGCGACATCGGCATCGATGCTGGAG